GGCAGAGTGCGCGTGCAGGGCCATCACATCATCACCCAGACGAGGCTTCGGCGCGTCGAGCGCGAATGTGGTCTCGCCGAGGGCACGCTGATCTGGGATCCCCGCTCAGGTATCGCAATCTGTGAGCTATGCCACGCCAGGCACACGAGCGCTTTTCGCCGCATACCGCGCGCTCGGCTCACCGCGAAGAACTGGGAGTTCATCAATGAGCTGGGGCTCGACTGGTGGATCGCTCGCTACTACCCGGCGGCGACGGGGCACGCACCCTCACTCGATCCGGAACAAGGAGAGCACGATGGCGCAACAGCACGACAACGGCCACGTAGTCGACGAGGCCGAAGACCGGATCTCGATCGAGGACATGGATCCGGCGCTCGGGCACCCGCTGCAGGGCACCGAGCAGCAGCTCAGCTTTGATCTCGGGTCCGAGTACGACCTGTCGGACTCGACGCTGAAGCTCCCGCCCGTGCCGCTGATGACGGTCGACGGGCAGTACCAGGAGGGCGACCGGATCAAGCTCGTGCTGGAGATCGAGGTCGAGTACATCGCCTTCCCGCCGGTCAAGGACCGGGGGATGCGCGTCGGCACCGAGCGCCGCCACCACGGGCAAGTGCTCTCTGCCACCACCTTGGACTAACCCCGCAAACTCCGCGATCTTCCTGCTTGCGAGCACCCGTGCCCGGGTGTAAGTTGCTAGTCCTGTTCGCAGCGCACAAAGTGTGCTCTGTGATCCGGTTCGCGTGGAATGGGCTCGTCGGCCACGGCGGCCATGAGGTGACGGGCCAAGAGGCCCGCGTCCAGTATTGGAGGTCCCGTGCCGTCTGAGACGACGCTTGACTGTGAGCGAGTCCCGCTGCACAACGCGGCAGGCGCTGTGATCGCCTATGCGCTGGTTGATCCCAGCGACTACCCGTGGGCCATGCGGTTCCGCTGGACGCGCATGGTGCGTGCCAACGGCGACCACCACGCCTACCGCAAGATGCGCGTCGATGGGCGTCAGCGGGCCATCTATCTAGCACGCGAGCTGCTCGGTCTCGCATGGGGTGACCCTGGCGAAGCCGACCACCGCAACGGCAACGGACTTGATAACCGGCGCACGAATCTCCGCGTCATTAGCCACGCGCAAAACGCCCAGAACCGTCGCGGACCGCAACGTAACTCGACCACTGGCGTACGCGGAGTCAGTCGCTGTAAGCAGACTGGGCGCTGGTCAGCGAGAGCCGAGATGAATGGGCGCTACTACTGGCTCGGGCGGCACGCCACGCTCGACGAAGCCGAGGCTGTCGTGGTTGCTTGGCGGCAAGAGCACATGCCCATCTCGGAGGCTTCGTAATGCCCAGCCCGGTCGTACAGCGCGTGCTCGACGCCCTGGAGGTAAGGGGTTGCGAGCCACGAGGCAACGAGGGGAGGGGCTGGGACGCGAAATGCGTGAGTCATGAGGATCGAAGTCCCAGCTTCCACCTCGGCCAGGGGGTCGACGGCCGGGCGCTCGTGTACTGCCACGCCGGGTGCACGCTTGACCAGATCGCCGCGGCGCTGCAGATGGACGTGCGCGAGCTGTTCGAACCCAGCGAGGAGGCTGGCGAGCGCATCGTCGTCGACCACTACGACTACGTCGACGAGCAGGGCAAGCTGCTCTTCCAGGTCGAGCGCATGATGCCCAAGGCCTTCCGCCAGCGTCGCCCCAAGGCCCGCGGCTGGGAGTACTCGCTGGGCGACACCCGGCGCGTGCTCTACCGGCTGCCGCGCGTGCTCGCGGCGGTCAAGGCGGGCGAGCTGATCACCCTCGTCGAGGGCGAGCGCGACGTGCACACGCTGGAGGCCAAGGGCAAGGTCGCGACCACCTGCCCCGGCGGTGCCGGGAAGTGGCGCGCCGAGTACTCCGAGATGCTGCGCGGGGCCAAGGTCGCGATCGTCTCGGACGTCGACCCGATCGACCCCAAGACCGGCAAGCGGCCCGGCCAGGAGCACGCCCGCGCCGTCTACGACGCGCTGCAGGGTGTCGCCGCCGCCGTCAAGATCTTCGAGCCAGCGATCGGCAAGGACGTCACCGACCACGTCAAGGGTGGCCTGGGGCTCGGCGCGCTGGTCGACGTCACCACCAGCAGCCCGGTGCCCCGGGCCAAGATGGAGGTGCTGACCGCCAAGGCGATCATGGCGCTGCCCGATCCCGACGAGTCGGGCTACCTGCTGGGCCCGCTGATCTACCGCGGTCACCGCATCGTGATCGGCGGCTGGACCGGTCACGGCAAGACCACCTTCACGATGCACATGGTGGCGTCGGCGGTCCACGGCCGGGAGTTCCTGCGCCCCAAGTGGAGGGGCAAGGGCAACCTCAAGGCGCTCGTAGTCGACGTCGAGCAGGGCACCCGCACCGTCAAGCGCGTGCTGCGCGAGGTCGGCCTGGACAAGAGCGAGGCCGTCCAGTATCTCCGCGTCCCGGACGGGCTCGGGCTCGACTCCGACGCGGACGCCGTCGCGTTCATGGAGAAGACGTTCGCGCAGGGCCGCTACGACCTTGTGCTCTGCGACCCGCTGTACAAGTGCCATAGAGGAGATCCGAACGACACGCGCGCCGCGACCGAGCTGATGCGCCGCTTTGACGACTGGCGCGAGCGCTACCAGTTCGCGCTGCTGCTGCCGATGCACTGCCGCAAGCCGCAGGACCAGCGCGGGGCCCCGAAGCTCTCGCCCCACGACCTGTTCGGCTCCTCCGCATATCAATGGGGTGCGGAGATGTTGCTGGGCGTCGAGCGCAAGAACCCCGGCATGACCTGGCTGCACTGGTGGAAGGATCGCGAGGGCGACGCTGCCGAAGACGGCGCGACCGTCGGCTCGCACTGGCCGGTGCGGTTCGATCGCAAGCGGGGGGGCTTCCAGCGCTATGTCGAAGGCGGCAAGCAGGAGCGCCTGGACGTCAACGTCGCCCCGACGGCCAGGTTCGACCTGGGGGCCTTCTGCTACGAGACGATCCGCGAGACCGGGGCCGTGACCCGCGAGGACATCAAGAACAAGCTTCACCGCGAAGGGCGTCGCTGGGCCGGGGGCATGAACGCCATCGACGAGGCGCTGGAGAACCAGGGCCACCGCGGTGTGATCTCCAACGGCGCGCACCTGAAGAAGAACCGCGTCTACCAGCTACAGCCCGAGCTTCTAGAAACAGTGAGCCCCGGCGTGAACCGGGGCTCAAGCGATCCTCCGACCGGCGACGGGAAGGAGGATGAACCCTAGCGTGTGACGCGGCGGATGGCGACCACAGCCCGGCGGCCCGGCGTCGAGAGCACACATACCGGGAGGATCGAGAATGGTCCGCCTCCTACATCCCGTGGACGGCACGGGTGATACAGGCAAGGTGGTGCAGAGCCCGGACACCGTCGGGCAGAAGCGCACAGGCGCGAACCCCTGGAAGGCAGGCTTAGCCAAAGCGAGGCTGGCAGGGTGCAGGAACCACCGGAGGAGCGATCGGCGCGGAACAACCCCCGCGCGCAGAGTGACAAGCAGGCTTAGGAGACGTATGCCCGCGCGCTGGATAAATGGCCGCAGCACCACCCGCCCGTCGTCGTATCGCGAGAGAGAAGACCAGGGGCGCGGCGAGTGCCGCCGTGCGAGCCCCAGAACACCACCACCAACGTCATGCCGACCCGGCTCGCGCGGCGGTGCTCGGCGCAACCCTGCCCCCTCCGGGAGGAGCGGGGGACCGGGGCGCGTAGCCCCGGAGTCAATCCGGATCCTGTCGTTGGGAGGGCTGCGATGCGCTGGGAGCTGAAGCTGGTCGCCGCGGTGGTCGCCGCGCAGCTCTTCTTCGGCGTCAGCCTGTTGGCCACCCCGGTGGTCGTGGTGGTGGCCCTGGCGCTGGCGTGGAGCTAGCCCGCCTCCTCGATCTCCTGCTTGTCGCCTGACTGGCGCATCTTGCGTGCGCGGTCGCGCAGGTCGGCGCTGAGCGCGAGCGCGTCGATGCGCCCGACCAGCTTGGTGAGCTTGGCCAGCTCCTCGTGGATTCGCGGCAGGTTCTCGACGTGGTGGCCCGCGATGATCTCGTCGCGCAGGCGCTCCAGTGCCTCGCGCGACTCGCGGATCGACGGCCACCAGTAGCGGTGCACCGTGTCGATCCCGAGCCGCTTGTCGAGCTGGGTCCGGCGCTCGTTCAGCTTTGCTTCGCGCTCGTCGGCCTTGGTGAGCCGGAACGTCCGGTTCTCGGCGCTGTCGCCGTGACGCCCGGCGTCCGAGCGGATCGACGCGATCGCCTCGGCCTCCAATGTGATCGCTCGCTCCTCGGCCGCGATCTCGGGCCAGGTGGCGCGGTGCTCCAGGATGTAGTCGACGAGCATCCGCAGGAGCCCGGCTTCGGCGTGCGCGCGACGGCGCTCGCCTTCGTCCTCGATCGCCTTGAGCGTCGAGACGTCGCCGAGGTGCAGGTAGTTGAGGTCCATGCGGACGTTCAGCGCCTCCAGGACCCCTCCACGCCAGCCGAGCAGCGCCAGGCCAGACGTCGGCTCCGGTGGCGGTTTGGGACGCACGTAGCGCTCCTCGGGTTCGAAGTCGGCGAGCAGCTTCTGGATGTGCTCCAGGCTCTCCCAGACGTAGTCAAATCCGCCGTCGTCCTCGCGCACCTCGGGCCAGTCGGCGATCACGGCGAGGGCCAGCACCCGCGGGATTGCCGAGACGATGTTCAGCCGAACTTCGCCCGGGCTGTAGGCGGCGACGAACGCGTCGACTTCATCGCGCGAGCCCGCCAGCAGGCGCTCTCGGCTGAACGCGTGACGGACGATCCACGAGCCCTTCTGCCACCTCGTGTCGCGTTCCTTGTTGACGCGCAGGCCGCGGTCTCGTGCCGCGTTGCGCATCGCGTTGTCGGTGCTGTACGGCATTGGTCCCCCTCGGTCGGTTGCACCGAGGGTAGCACACGTCACGCGCTAGGCGGTGAGTGCGACCGAGTCGTTCGCGTGATCGGCGTAGAACCAGCCCGGGTCGACGTCGGTTACGCCTGCGAGCGCGATGATGCTGGTCGTGCTCGGTGTATTGAGCCCGCGCTCCCAGCGGCTGACCTGGATCGGGTCGATGTCCAGTAGGCGCGCGAGCTGGCGCTGGCTCAGTCCTCGCCGGGTACGCGCGAGGCGGACGTTGAAGGCGATCCTCGCCTGAAGAAGGTCAGCGTCGGGCCGACCGGATGCCGCACTCATTACTTGCAAGGGTACCGGGGGAGGGCTTCCGGCGCTACGGACGGGGTGGACCTTGACACGCCGTGTTACTCTGTTTTCAAACGCCGCCGGGGGCCGCCCTGAGAACCAGGGTGCTCCCCACCGGCCTAGTGAAGGGAGAGTCTATGGACTCGCAGGAAGGGGCTCCGGAAGAGCCCCAGGTCGATGGGCAGGCTCACGACGAGCCCGAGGCTCAGCCGGACCTCCGCACTGCGGAGGAGTTGGACGCGCAGGCCAAGAAGGAGGTCTTGGGGCTTTACGCCAGCAAGGGGCTTCTTCTGCAGGGAGAGCTGAACCGTGACGCGTTGGCGGTTCAGATCTACGAGGGCGTGAAGGATCGCGTCGTCGTGAAGCCGGGAGACCGGGACAAGGTCTACTGGACCCGTTCAGCGATGGTTCTGGACCTGGCTGGCCTCAGCAAGGCGGCCGCAGCCGAGACCTCCGATCCGCCGCTGGCGGTGAGGATCTACGACATCGTCGACGGAGACATCTGGCGCTTGACCAGCATGGATCCGGACGGCCCGGTCCAGTCGCAACTCAACGGCGAGGGAATCCTCTGCCGTCGAGAGGTGCCCCGGAAGGAGAAGGGCATCTACGTAACCCGCAACAAGCGGTCGCTTCTGGAGGACTTCTCCGCGCCCCAGCGGAAGAAGATCAAGGCCGCGATGGACAAGCACTCGGCCATGATGGACCTGGCCGCGGATCGCGTGCCCGAGCACGGCACCGCATTCCTGAACGAGTTCAAGAACGAGGCCCAGGACGGGCTGAAGGCTGGGACCGACAGGATCAAGCGCACGATCGACGCCGGGAAGGATAACGGCAGCGACGGCGACGCCGACGAGGGCGGCGACGAGTAGGAGCATTTCGGGGCGGGCGTCTTCGGGCGCTCGCCCCTGCTCGTCTGAAAGGAGAAGGACATGCACGAGGAAACACACGCGGTGGAGGCGACCGCGAAGCTGAACAGGCTGGAGCAGGAGATCGCCGCAGCCGAGGGCTCCGCCGACGACGCTCGTTGGGCGCAGGCCGAGGAAGTGGTTCGGCTGCTCGACGGTGGGATGACGCAGCGCGCGGTGGCGGCTGGATGGATCAACGCGCGCACGGGCAATCCCTACACACACAAGCACGTCGGATTCTGCAAGGACGCTTGGAAGCAGTCTGGGTACCCAGGTACCCAGGCTCGCCCTGCCTGGAATACGGCCTACCAGAAGGCCAAGCGTGGGGACAGGCCGAAGGCTGGGCCCAGGAAGAAGGACAGGACCAAGAAGGCGACCGAGCCGACGTTCACCGATGGCAAGCCGTCGTTGTCTCGCGTGCCCGCGGTGCAGGAGTGGGTTCGCGATCGAAGTCGGGCGGGATGGGATCGAGAGAAGATCGTTGCTGCGTCAAAGGCTCGGTCTGACGGGTGGCCTGCTGCGGCCGTCATGGATGCGGGCCTGGAGGAGAAGGTGCTGAGCAACGGCAGCTACGGCGAAGTGTGCACCGCGATCGTTGCCGTCGAGCGAGCGCTGGGCACTGAAGCACCGATGCAGCCCAAGAAGCAGAAGAAGGAGTCGGGCAAGCCGCTGCGCGAGCTGTACACCAAGCGCAAGAGCGGGGACGCGGACCTGTACCACGACGTGATGATCCCGATCATGGAGGCGGTGCGAGCCCTGGAGTCCTACGACCTGCCGGATCTGAACTGGTCGGAAACGACGCAGGGCACCGTGGTGCGGATCTTCGACTACCTCAACATCCTGGACAAGTGGACCGAGACGTCCCTGGCGACCACGATGGCGCACATGGACGATCTGGGGATCCAGCGCAAGATCGTCGACTGTGAGCGGATCATGGCCGACCCGGGAGCACCCCCGAACGAGAAGGCAAACGCAGCCCGCGCGGTCGAGAGGCTGAACGCACGGCGTGCGCGCGACCGCCTGGCGGGGTAAGCGTCCACGGCGATCCGTAGACTCACAGCATGCGCATCGAGCGACCCGATCGAGAGCCCGACCTGGCGTTCCAGGTCGTCGGCCAGCCCAAGGGCGCGGGCTCCAAGGACCCGCATATGCACGTGAGTGCCGACGGCCCGAAGATGTGGGTCAGCGATAACGCTGGTCCGGCGGGCAAGGAGTGGCGCGCAGCCATCGCCTACGTGGCGAGCAGGGCGATGGACGGGCGCGCGCTGTTTGACCTGGAGACGCCGCTCTACGTCGAGCTGACGGTTCTCCGGGGGCGTGGTGGAGGCCACTTCGGCCAGGGTCGCAACGCGGGCAAGCTGCTGCCGTCGGCACCGCTGTACCCGCACACCAAGCCTGATGCGGTGAAGCTTGCGCGAGCGCTGGAGGACGCCCTGACCGGCGTCGTCTGGCAGGATGATTCGCGCAACGCGGTCGTGCACGTCGAGAAGGTGTACGCCGAGCCCGGCGAGCCGACTGGCGCGCATGTCAGGATCTGGACCTTGCCATCGACCCTCGGTCGTGCGCAGCAAGATCGGGATCAGCTCTCTCTCGGCGCGGTCGCCTGAACGAGTTCGTCCGAGGAGCCGACCGGCCCGGGTTCCACGCCCCGGGCCGGTCACCCCGGTCTAGGCCCAGCCCGCGAGCGCGTCGGCCTGCTTGCGCCCCTGGCGGCTCTTGGTCATCGCGACCTGGTGCTCGTCGCCGCTGGCGCGCGCCGCGTGGTAAAGGCTTGATTCCAGCTCGGCGATCAGCACATTGCGCAGCGCCTTGACGTCGAGGTCGGTCCCGAGCTGCGCGATCGCGATCGCGTGCAGCAGCGCGTCGACGCGGCGCTTGGACTTGGCCGCCAGCGTCTTCCAGCGCGGCGGCTGCATCGCCTTGAGCTGCTCGCGCGACAGGCTCACAGCTCGCCTCCGGCGCGCGTGTGCGCTTCCAACTGGCGGATCACGCGCTGTCCCATCGCCCAGCAGCCGCCCGGCTGGTTGGGAGCGAGCGAGCCGTAGGTGACAAACGGCCAGCGCTCCTGGATGGCGTCGGCGAGGATCCGGTGAAAGCGCGCGCCGTGCCCCTTCTCGGTGATCGGTGAGGCCAGGTGTGCCGCTTCGTGGTAGATCAGCTCCAGGCCGCCCTCGTAGCTGGCGTTTGAGCCGAACGTGAACCACACGTCGAACCCGGCGAGGATCGCGCGTCCCGAATGGTGGTGCTTCTGGCCGCGGCGGATCGTGATGTTGAGGTCGTCCATCGTCGGTGTGCTGCCCGCGAGCCAGCCGTCGAAGTAGCCCATGCTGGTCAGCGCCCGGCGCAGCTCGGCGCGGACGTCAAGCTCGCGCTCGCGCCCGGCCGCGTCGCTCAGGGTGACGAGCTGGCGCTGGCGCTGCTGCTCGCGCTTGCGCTGCGTGCGTGCCGCCGAGCGGGCCCTGCCCTGCTCGCGCTGGCGCTCAAGCGCCGGGCTCGTGCGCTCGACGAGACGGCCGGTCTTCCACGAACATTCCTTGCAGAACCTCCGTACGTCGTCCTTGCGCGGGCGCTGTGGAGCGTTCACACCGCTGCCGCATAGTGGACAAACCCATCTGGTCATCGTGCCCGCCGTTCGTCGTTGTGCAGGCGGGCGTGTTCCGGCGGGGAGAGGGGTCGCAGGTGTGGCGGGAAGAAGCAAGCCCGGTTGCGGCACTCGCTGTGGTGTAAGTGGTGGCCGGGGGGGACCGGCCCCCTGAGCTTCTCCCAGACCAGCCGGTGGAGTTCCTTCCGGATCCCGTCCACGCGCACGATGCCATAGCCGTTGATCGTGCTGCGCTGCCAGACCCAGCAGCCGGTAGCAAGGTCGATTACGGCGAGCGGACCACGCCACCGACCGTTGTGCCCGGGGCGGTATGGAGTCGGCTCACCGCGCTGGTGGTGGATGTCGCGGCGCGTCTGCTGCGCAATCGTGACAACGGGGAGCCCGCAGCCGCAGGCGCACTCCGGGCCGTCTAGGCCGTGGCCAAACAGCAGAAGCTGCGCATCGTCCCAGAGGGCCATTAGGTCAGCCTCGGGGTGCGTCGCCCGCTGAAGTGATAGCCGCCGCAGAACGTGCAGCGGTAGACGATCAGGTATTCCTGGCAGTGGCGGTCGAGGTGCGCCTGCGCCGCTTCGCGCGTGTCGAAGCGGCGCTTGGGTGTCCCGTCGTCGCGGAAGTGCTCGGAGACCAGGCGCTTGGTCATCAGGTCATCCAGCTCTGACCATAGGCCTTGATCCCGGCTTCGCGCAGGACTGCCGCGACCGCGTGGGCCGCTGCCTCCCAGCGCGTCAGCGACTGCGACATGCGGTCGCCGCAGATGCTGTAGAGGCTCAGGCTCACGCCGCCCCTGTAGCTGTCTGCGCGGCCCAGCTTCTCGCTGAGGATGAACCGGGCGAAGCGCGAGCCGCCGGGCTTGACGTTGACCCAGGCGGTGCCGCACACACCCTCGCTGACGAAGTCAACGGGCTTGCTCGGATCCGCGCCGCCGTCGTCGCCGCCCATCAGCGACCCCATCATGTTGCGGGGCGTGTACACCACCATCGGTGTGGGGATTGCCTCGCGGAAGGCGGCGTCACCGGCCTCGGCTGCGCGTGCGATCAGGGCCTTCATGTCGGCCTTGCTCATCTTGATCGAGCCGCCGCCGTGCACCTTGCTTCGGCACGTGGCGCAGATCGAATACTCGGGCATCCCCTCGGCATCCTGGCGCTCGATCCGGCCGCGGTTCCAAGAACCGCGCCGGTCGCCTGTGATCTCGGTAACGTCCCTACCACACATCGTGCGTGTAGAATCATCGCCGACGGCGTAGTGCCAGCGTGCCTGACGGTACGCGCCCGGATTCATCTTCCGGATCGCTTGCATCTTGGCGGTACCTCCTCGGTCGGGGGGCGCGGTCTTCTCTGGCCGCACCTCCATTGTAGCACACGTCGAGTGCTAGCCGTGCTATCATCACCACTCCTACCAAGACCGAGGAGAACCATGAAGACCACCATCTACACCGAGGACGGCACCGAGATCGTGCCGGGCTCGATCCTGGCGCACGAGACCGTCGCCGGGCTCCTGAGCGAGACCTACGCGAAGCTGGACGAGATCCCGTACGGGCTGCTTGAAGACGAGACCATGACCGAAGAGCGCCGCGTCGTGGAGGCCCTGAGGACCAGTGTGAGCTGCCTCCAGGCATTCCACAACGCCATGACGGACAACCTCAAGCGATACAACGGCAACGTCGAGACCAGCCTCACGGAGGCTCGGCACTGGCTGGAGGACGCGGGCAAGGCGCTGCGCAAGCGGCGATGACCGTGACCACGCCGCTCGAAGAGGAGCGCGCCGCGCGCGAGCAGCACCGCCAGCTCGCGCGCGCCCGGCGCGAAGCGCAGAGCAAACGCGAGCAGGAGGCCAGCTCCAAGCTGGCGACGATCATCCGCGAAGAGATGTCCCGGCCGCGCGCGCGAGCGTGCCGGTGCGGGATCACTGTGCGCACGACGCGAGCCCAGCTCGCCGCGATGGGCGCAGGCTGCACTGCGGGCAGATGGGTCTGCCCGTGCCTCGATGCGATCCGCAGGCGGATGGACCGGTAACGCTTATCGTGTGCTACCCTTGAGGGAATATGAAGACCACGAACAGAGCGCGAGGGCGACGTCGGATCGCGGCCGTGACGCGGAGTGCTCCGAGGGGAGTGTCATGAGCAAGGAGAACGGGGCCGAGCCGATCAGCGCCCCGAAGCACCGGCCGGTCAAGCAGCTCGACATCGTCGGGACCGCCGAGGCGGCGGAGCTTCTGGGCGTGGAACGCCCACGCATCGGGCGATGGGTCAAGCGCGGCGTGATGCCGCCGACGGCGGCGCATCTGCAGGCCACGCCGGTCTGGTATCGCAGGGACATCCTGAAGATGCAGGACTGGGTCGAAGACAACCGGCGTCTGAATCGCGGTGCGGGTCAAGACGACCCTGACCGCGAACCGGTCGCTAGCTGATCGGTGCGGCCCGCAGAACGCGCCAAGCTAGCGCACGAGGCGGCGCTTGAGCGGATCCGACGCCTGCAGGAGACCGGGGCGCTGACGATCCGCCAGATGACGCCCGAGGAGCGGGAGCGCTGGGGGCCCCCGGCCGACCGGCCGACCCGGCGCAAGTCCGGCTACCGGTCGCCCAAGGCCCACCCCGGCGAGCCCGACGTCCGCGCAGACACGTAGTCTTCGCGGGCACAACCCGACCCGAGGAGGCTGGACATGGCAGTAGCCAAGGAGCGCGTGTCGACGGCAACTGACTACGTGGTGCTCGCCAGGCGTGAGCTGAAGGACCCGGAGACCGACGAGATCGTCGTGGCCTGGGTCGAGAGCGGCCACGAGTCGGCGACGGCGCGCGTGGATGCGGCCAAGAAGGTGGCGGGGGACACCGAGGGCGACTGGCGTCCCGTGCCGGTGCGCAACTGGAGCCCGATCGTTCGCACCACCACCGAGACGACGAAGAGCACAAAGGTTGAGGTGATCGAGGACTGAGCGGTGTCGAGCTGGTCGGCGGGCCCTGGTGCGGCGTCACGATCGCCATCCCGGACTCTGCGGGATGGCTGTGGGTCGAGGGCGACCCCGACCGGCTCAACCGCCCGCGCGCGTTCGAGCGCCCGCGCACCGGGCGCAGCCTGTACCGGCACTGCCCGGGCCAGCATCGCCTCGCCCACGTCGACTACCTGTACGTCGCCTGTCCGAGCTGCAGCATGCTGCACCCGCGCCGCAGCGAGACCGGCAAACCGCTGAAGGAGTGCTTGCTATGCCAGACGAGCCTGAGCCCCAGTCGGCAGAGGAGCCCCAGCTCGTAGAGCCGCCCCCCCAGCCCGAGGGGGATCCGTTCGGGGAGCTGCGGGGACTGATCGCAGACTACGGCGAATACGACGAGCGCGCGATGGACCAGTACCGCGCGCTGTCTCACTACTTCGCCTATCGCAAGGCCGGGGCCCCGCGCGGGCAGGCCGCGTCGGCGACGTGCGCCATCTTCGGCCATGACGCGCCACGCGGGCTGTGCCTGCGCTGCGGGCTCGGTGTCGATCTCGGTGCCGACACCAGCAGGCAGGAGCGCCAGCGGCTCGCTGAGCGCGACGCGTGGCTCGCCTCCCGGTATTGAGCCAAGCGCCGATACGATGGCGGCAGTGGAGGACAACGGGGCTCGTTCGATCGAGGACATGGCCGAGCGCCAGGAGCGCAAGCGCGGGCGCAAGCCGGGGCTGACCGACGCCGAGCGCGAGGAGCGCAACGCCGAGCTGGTGCGCGACCGGCTGCGCGGCCAGAGCTGGGCGTACCTGGCCGAGAAGTACGGCCTACAGATCCCCGCCTGCATGAGCATCTACAACGCCTGGCGCAACGACAACCAGCCGACCTACCAGGGCCGCGATCCGATCACGATCGTGCACTCGATGCTCGATCGCCTGGAGAGCTGGGTCGAGCAGCTCGCCGAGGTGGCCGACTCGGCCGCCGCCGACGCGACGAAGATCGCGGCGATCAACGCGCAGCTAAACGCGCTGACGCGCACCGCCGAGCTGATGCAGGCGACCGGCATCCTGCCCCACGACCTCGGCACCTTGCGCCTGGAGCTGGACGTCCAGACGCTCGCGGTCAAGCTCGTGACGGTGCTGTCCGAGCAGGGCGCGCCGCCCGAGATGAAGCGCGCGATCCTGGACGCGCTGAGGACCGATGCGGTGCAGCAGCCCGCGCTGTCCGCTTGACCGCGCCGACGGCTCGCGCTTCTGCGCAGAGCACCGCGACCTGCTCGCGTCGATCGCATCCGAGATCGACGACGGCAAGGACATTCGCCGCCGCACGCCCGAGCGCACGCACCGCACGATGTTCAAGAAGTGCGACTTCAAGACCTGCATCGACAGCGCGATGCCGCGCGAGTCCTATTGCGCGTTTCACCTGAGGATGCTCGCCAGTGGCGCTCAAACTTGACCCTCGCGCGGGGTTCGGCATGTCGGTCACCGACGCGTTCCTGGACGCGCTGCAGTCAGACGTCGCCGCTCAGGAGCACAAGCGCGCGAGCTTCCTGCAATGGGCGGTCAAGGTCCCCGAGGCGCGCGGGCCGCTGAACTTCGAGCGCTGGCCGTTTCAGCGCGAGCTGTACGAGCAGGGCTTCGACGACAAGGAGATGGTCGTCATGAAGGCCACGCAGCTCGGGATCTCCGCGTGGCTGGTGCGCTGGGCGCTGTGCTGGGCCGACATGCACGCTGCGCGCGTGCTCTACATCTTCCCCCGCGAGCGCCAGCTCCTGGACTTCTCAGACGGCCGGATCAAGCCGCTGATCCTGGGCGAGTACCTGCGCACGCGCGTGCCGCCCGCCAGCGTCATGAACAAGACGCTGAAGTCCGTCGGCCTGGGGATCGTCTACTTCCGCGGCTCCGAGGCCGAGGCCGGGCTTGAGTCGATCGACGCTGACGCGCTGTGCCTCGACGAGCACGACCTGCTCGTGCAGGCGCACATCCCGATCGCCGAGCGCCGCGTCGGCGGCCAGGACTCGATGGGGATGATCCGCCGGATCGGCTTCCCGACGATCTCCGAGCACGGGATCCACAAGGAGTTCCGCAAGACCGACATGCGCGAGTGGACGGTCCGCTGCGAGTTCTGCGGCGAGTGGCAGGCGCTGACGTGGGCCGAGAACGTCGACCTGGACCGCGAGATCCGGATCTGCCGTCGGTGCCGCAAGGGCCCGCTGGATGTTGCCACTGGCGAGTGGGTCGCGGCGCATCCCGACCGCCGGGCTCGTGGCTACCACGTGACCAAGCTGATGCTCCCCAGCCAGGACGTCGTCCCGCGGCTGATCGAAGCGTCGCGCGAGCAGGTCGCCTACCAGCGCCAGATCTTCTACAACCGCGATCTGGGCGAGCCGTGGGAGGCCGAGGGCGCGCGGCTGACGGCGGCGATGATCGCGGCGGCGCAGCGCAGCTTCACGCAGGCGACCGGCTACGACGGGGCCCGGCCGGTGATCATGGGCATCGACGTCGCGTCGGTGCGCGCGCTGAACGTGTGGATCTCCGAGCAGACCTCAGAGACCCAGGGCCGCACCCTGTACCTCGGCGCGGTGCACAGCTTCGACGAGCTGGCCAAGCTGATGGACCGCTACCGGGTGGTCATGGCCGGGATCGACCACCTGCCCGAGAACCGCCTGGCGCAGGCGTTCGCCAACAAGTTCGCCGGGCGGGTGTACATCATCAACTACGGCACCGACACGCAGCGCGACATCCTCCAGGTCGAGGACGAGCAGCGCCGCGCCAGCGTGCGCCGCACCGAGGCGATCGACGCCGCCCAGGAGCGCATCCGCGCCCAGCGCGAGTACCTGCCCCAGGATCTCCCCAGCGACTTCGTGGCGCAGATGTGCGCCAACGTGCGCTCGGTCGAGCGCGACGACGTCGGCAAGGTCAAGGTGCTCTACCGCGCCGACGGCCCCGACGACTGGATGCAGGCGCTCGTCTACGCGATCGTCGCCAACGAGTGCTGGTGGATCCGCCAGCAGGTGGCCCACGAGGAGATCACGAGCATCGACGAGATGACCGAGCTGGGGTTCGAGCGCTCGACGCTGCGCGACCCCGACTCGATGGAGTACTCGCCCGGGCGCTCAGACGGCGAGTATGAGACCGTCAACGGGACGATCAACGGCTTCGACGACGACGGCTACGGGTACGGCGAATAGCCCCATAGAGCACACGATGTGTGCTACACTGTAGTTGCGGCCGGAGAGGTCGCAGTCCCCGACCGAGGAGACATCATGGAGGCCACCACGCTATTCCTGGCCAACGGCATGACGCGCGTCGTCCAGGGCCGCGCCGAAGACATCGGCAACACCCTGAAGCGCCGGACGATGGGCCAGGCGGACGACCGGCTGCGCCAGTTCACCACGATCGACGGCGAGACCCTGACGGTCAACGCCGACGCGGTCATGCTGACCGAGGGCGCGACCACCACAGGCGACCGAGCATTCGGCTTCGCCCGGGCGCTGGGAGAGACGCGATGAAGGGCTATGACAACTGGCTCCAGCGCGGGTACGAGTCGCGTGACATGCCCGGCTGGGTGGAAGACGCGCTCGGCACCCGGGTCTGGATCGAGGAGGAGGACGCCCACGGGATCGTCGACTCCCACGAGGAATGGGAGGACGCGGACGAGGACGGCCGCTACGGCGGCGTCGACCTGGTACTCCGCTTCCCGAACGGCCGCACGCAGATGCTGACGCAGGCTGAGTACGAGGAGGCGCAGGCCGAGGGCCGGGTCAAGGCGGCGGACTAGCGCACGACGTGTGCTACACTGTAGGTGCAACGGAAACGACCGAGGAGCACGAGATGATCGCGCAAGGGATTCTGCTGGGGCTCGCCACGATCTGCATGGCGATGGCCTGGCGCGCAGGCTGGGGCAACCAGGAAGGAACGGCCAATGCTTGATTCACGCATTGAACGCTTCCTCGCCGAGGCCGCCGTGGCGGGGGGCAACCTCGCTGCGCAACCCGCCGAGGATGGGCTGTCTGCCGACTTCCAGTTCGCAGCGGCGCAGGACAGGCGCTTCCGCGCCTCCCTCGACGAGTTCGGCGACGCGCGCCTGGAGGAGCTGGCATGACACCGAAAGAGACAGACACCGCGCTCGCGGCACTCTGGCGCGAGCTGTACGGCATCCGCCAGAAGATTGCCTGGAGCGATAGCGGCCTGCTGTCGCTGGCGGGCGCGAAGTACTACTACCGAGGCCGCCAGCGCGTCACCGACATGAAGCTGGCCGACGCGATCGAGATCGTGACCGCCGCCGTTGGCGAGCTTGCCGAGTACAAGGCGACTCACCAGGTCACCGAGTCCGATGGCTGGGTGCGCACCGACTGGAATGACTGGAAGGGCCGCGTCGCGCCCTACGAGGCCGACAAGCCTGCGGAGTACCTCGCCAAGCGCGAGGCCCTGCTCACCGAGCAGTTCGAGAAGCAGGCGCAGATCGACGCACTGGAGGCCACCTACACCGGCTGGTCGCGGTTCTTCCTGGTGACATCGAGCCCCGGCCACGTCCACAGCTCGATGCACTGCTCGACCTGCTACCCGACGACGACGTTTGGCTGGCTCCCCGAACTGTCGGGCCAGACCGAGGCCGAGGCCGTCGAGGAGCTGGGGCCGACGCTCTGCACGGTGTGCTTCCCGAGTGCACCGGTCGGCTGGACCAGCGGCAAGAAGATCACCGCTGCCCAGGCCGCGAAGAAGGCTGCCTGATGACCCGCTACTGGGCCAACTACGGCGCTGGGAAGGTGCACCTTGGCGAGCCCGCCAAGCGAGCGCGCTTCTACACGATCCTGTACTGCTCTGGGCGCGCCGTCAGCGGCGCGTTCACCACCACCGAAGCCGTGACCTGCAAGGCGTGCCTCAAGCGCGCCAAGGCCAACGGCATCGACCCTGAGGATGACTGAGCCGGTACTCCGCCGCCGCCGCCACATCGAGGCCGACGGCCGGGTGGTCGGCTGGGTGGTCAAGCGCGGCCAGCGCTACCGCGCCTACGTCGAGCATCCCGGCGGCGGCTACCTGGCCGCCGAGGGGCGTACCCCCTGGTCGGCGATGGACCAGGCCTGGAGCGCACGATGTGTGCTATCCTCAGGGGTGAAGGAAACGACCGAGGAGACACAGTGACTTACGAGGATCGCATCAAAGAGGTCGTCAAAGAGGCGATGGCCGACGGTGTTGTGTTCACCGGCAGGGACATGGCGCGGATCGCGCGGGACGCCTACGACGAGGTGACGGCCGAGACGACGCGCAAGATGTTCGGCGGGGCCGAGGAGCAGCAGTGACCACAGCGTTTGACCCGATCGGCTACGACGGACCGCGCTACGTGCGCGTCGTTGGCGGCCGCACCCTGTACGACGCCGTCGGCCACATGACCCGGCCCTACGAGGGCGGCAACGTGCGACTGGCGAGGCTTGAGATCTCGACCCGAGGCATCCGCCAGATCAACCGGTACGTCGATCCCGACACGCCGGTCGAGCTGATCGACAAACAAGAGGAGGAGCGATGAACCGAGCCGTATTCAGACTTGAGCCAGCGGGCCTGATGGACCGCACCGATAAGCGCGTGACGGCCTTCGCCGGACGCGAGGTGCAGATGATCCAGCCGGTCGGCTGCCCGAAGAACGGGACCTTCGGCATGGTCTACACCCAGACTGTCGAGGGTGACTTCATCGGTCTCGTAAGCAAGGCGTCGCTGGTCAAGACCGGCCGCACCGCCCCGGTGCGCGACAAGGCCGCTGAGGCACGCGAGGCGCGCTCGGCTGCGTTCCGCGCCAGGATCCGGGTGACGTGATGTTGCTTGACGAGTACATCCAGACCGAGCTGGAGAACACCGCGCGCATCCAGAGCGAGGCGATGTCTGACGCGCGCCGGATCGAGCAGCGCAAGGGGCCGGGCTACCTCCAGCATCTAGGGGGCGCGAGGGCGCGCGCGACCGCAGCGAGGGGCTACCGCAACGCGCTGCACGAGCTGCGCGAGGCGCTCCTGGCCGGGGACGTCGAGCTGCCGACCGATCCCGAGGAGAGCGAGCTGGAGAGGCTCCAGGCGCTCGCGCGCGACGTCGTTGAGATGTGGCGCGCCGGGTCGGGCATGTACGACATCGAGGAGGTGCAGGAAGCGTTCGCCAAGCTGGACCGCGCTCTGCCGCCCAAGCCTGCGACGATCACCCACCGAGCCGATGACGCGTTCTGAGCTGGCCGACGTCGCCGTCGAGGTGCTGGCACCCCTGGAGGAATGGGGCGGCCAGTGCCATGCCGCGTCGCTGGAGCTGGTGCGGTCCGGGCGCTTCGGCGCGTGCCGGGTCGCGCGCGGCGGCTGCGCGGGCGTGGGCGGCCAGCACTCCTGGCTAGTGCTCGGCGACGACTGCTACGACGACGGCGCGGTGATCGTCGACCCGACCCTCTGGAGCTACGACGAGAGCGTCGAGGGCGTCTGGGTCGGCACTTACCGCGACGGTAGGCACACGCCGTTCGGCAAGGGCTCGATCTGGAACTGGGGCAGGCCCGACGAGGCGACCGGACCGGTGGTCGAGCTGACCCCGCGCAAGCCGTTCTCCCGGACCGCCAGAGGCTTCCTGGAGCTGCTGGGCCCGCTCGATCGCGAGGGCTGGGTCATGCTCGCGCACGCGCCGGTCGAGGGCTGGCCCGCTGCTGAGATCATCGACGCGATCTGCGAGACCCCGCACCCGACGATCCCCAACCAGACCCTGAGGGGCTACGTGCCGATCGACATCGTCGGCATGGTGACCGACCGCAACCCACGTGGGCTGTACCTACCGACCGAGGAGAACGATGCCACCACTGATTGACAAGACCGTCGAGCGCTTCGACAAGGACGGCGTGCAGACCGTGTTCGCGATCTCGCCGTTCGGCGCGAGCGAGACGCGCCTGGAGCGCCTGGAGCGCTTCGCGGCGCTGGGGATCTATGACCCGAGCTGCGAGCAGTGCCGGGCGATCCCGGCGCACCCGACGCTTGACCCGTTCATGCCCCGCCACCGGCCCGGCATGCAGTGCCGCAGCGGTGGCCGGGCTCATTGCACCTGCCCCACCTGTTGGGGCTGATCCCTTGCCCGAGTTCACCTACGAGCGCGAGCCCTACGCGCCGTTTGCCGACGAGGGGCAGCCCCTGTTCTTCAGGCGGCGCTACGGCGGCAACCCCCAGCCGCAGCACGAGCGCGACAACACGATCTTCGTGGACCTGTCGCCCGCGCAGGCGATCTGGATCTACGGCTACAGCTACCAGTCCGAGTACCCAGAGGATCGCGCGCTGGATCCCGAGGTGTGGCAGCGCCGCCGGGCGTTCTTCGCCTGGAACCACAGCGTGATGGAGCCGCGCGGCGAGCCGGGCTACGTGCCGCTGGACGCCGTCGAGGAGATCTCCCGCGAGGAGTTCGAAGCGGCTGCCGCGAGGGACTGGGCATGAAGGTCGCGCTCGGCACGATCGAAGTGAGCGATTACCAGCGCCGGGCGCTGGCGCACCGCTACGGCGAGCCAGGTCTGGCGTCGCGCGAGTTGGTGCGCCGCTTCGTCGTCAGCAACGGACAGCTTGCGCTTGTCGAAGACATTCCGGCGGACTACGAGGCGTGGCTCGACGACCAGGAGAACCGTCCCGCGCGGAGCGAGACATAGCGCACGATGTGTGCTACAATGAAGCTGTAAGCAGAAACCGACCGAGGAGCGAGATGACCAAGATCCTTGAGGCCAGCGACAACGTGGCCTGCCAGGCGTTCGCCAAGTGCGAGGACGCGGCCGAAGGCGTCTGCCGCCACCCGATCCTCGGCCTGTACCTCTCCTGCGCGCGCTGCGCGGAGAAGCTGGAGAAGAAGCTGGAGCCCGCCGAGATCGAGTTCGAGGAGGCACGATGACCGAGGAGCGCCTACAAGAGCTGATCGCTCACGCTACGCGCCTCGTGCGCCAAACACCGCACGGGCCATCGCCGGTGGCCGAAGGGCCGATGATGGCGGTCGTCCTCGATCGCCTGATCCGCCTGGAAGAGGCCGAGGTGAAGCGATGATCGAGCCGATCGAGGGCCGCTGGTGGCTGGACGAGGGCCAGGCGTCCGGCGTCTGGCCGTGCGAGGTGCTCGACGTGAACATCTTCGGCGTCCGCGTCCGGCCGACGCACGAGGGCTCGCTGTACTACGGCGAGACCATCATCGTCGACCACAACCGCGTCTACGACGGCGGCTTCAACCGTGTGCGCCAGGCGCTGGCGGCGAGGGCCGACTGATGGCCGCCGCCAAGCAGATCGACCAGGTGACGCTCCACGAGATCGAGGGGCTCGACTTCACGACCACGCGCGTGTTCGCCGCCTACCAGCGGGGCATCAACCTCGGCTGGCTGACGATCGACGACGTGACGAACACGATCGAGCTGGTGTATGTGCCGGACTTCCTGCGCGGCGAGGGCATCGCGACTGTGCTGCTCGACTTCGCGCGTGAGACGACCGGCCTGAGCCTTGACCAGGACACTGGCGAGCGCACGCTTGAGGGCTCGCGCTGGGCCCGGGCGCGCGGCATCAAGATCGCACCCGGGCGCAAGTACCGGCGGCTGGCCAAGCGCGAGATCGCGCGACAGATCGGCGTGCTGTCGATGGCACTCGCCTACCCCCCGACCGAGGAGACATGATGGACCTGACGCTTACGACCACCACCACGCGCCTGTCTGACCTGGCGCGCGACCGGCTGCTCGGCGCTGAGCTGATCGAGTTCAGGCTCAAGGACGAGAGCGCCGACGAGAACCGCTACGTCGTGCGCTGGCGGCGGACCACCGGTCCCTTCACGCCCGACGAGCACGGAACGCACGTCGCCTGCCTGCACGTCGATGGGCACTCGATGCTCGTCTGGGGCCACTACACCCGCAACGAGGGCGAGGCCAAACGCGACTACCGGAAACGCACATGACACCCGACCGAGGAGACCCGATGACCACCACCACCGAACCGCGCATCACCTTCAACAAGGGCGCACGCAAGTTCACCGTAGACCACCTGATCGCGACCGACAACGAGGGCTCGATGGGCCGTGAGCGACGCACCTACGCGACCCTCACCGTCCGTTACAACAAGGGCGGCATGAACTACTTCTCGGGCCGGACCGACGCCCGCGGCTACGAGTCGTCGATCACCCGCGAGACCGAGGAGGAGATCACCGGCAGCGACGGCCAGCGGATCGGCACAGCTCGCGGCTTCATGCTGTTCAAGGGTCTCGGCCTGTGGCGCTCTGAGCCGGTTGCGCGCTACAGCGAGAAGGGCCTGCGCGCGGCCTTCGAAGAGGCCCAGGCCCACTTCGACACGGTGCGCGACGACCCGCGCGTGGCGCGCTTCTTCGACCCGGAGGCCGATGCGTGATGACTACACGGGCGCTAAGCAATCTGGCCGCGATGGCGGCGACATCCGGCGAGGATCACGTCGTCATCGAAACCCGATGGGGCTACCACTACCTGCTGGCCACGACGGCCGACGGCATCCGCGTCGACCTGCTCGGGCGGTGCAAGCTCGACGGCAGTGGCGTGGAGACCGCTGGCTATTTCGAGCTACCCAGGCGCGACGACCGGTTTGTGCCGACGCTCGATGAGTTGCTCTGCCCGCACCTGGGAGCCGCGGGCCGGGCCGCCTGAGACTTGGCGCGCGCAGCGCTAATAGCGGGCCCACGGGTACCGCCACTGCGCGCGCCAGGAAGATCCTTAGCACACGATCTGTGCTACAATGTAGGTGCGGCCAGAAGAGAGCCGCTCCCCCGACCGAGGAGACAGCAATGACCACAGAGACCTTTCGCGAGTGCGACACACAGACGCTGCTCGCGCAGATCGGCCGAATGAACATCCTGGCCATCAGCGGCGGCAGGATCGAACGCCGCGATACCGGCGTCACCCTGAAGGTCGGAGCCGGGTACAGCGTGACCGTCGACTACGACTGGGGCGATGACTACGTCGTGAGGCGCGTCTTCACGCGCGGCACCAAGACCTGGATCAAGGGCGAGCAGCGCGGCGTCTACTGCGAGGAAGTCGGCGAGGTGGCCTACCGCGCGAGCTGCTTCCGCAACGGGGCGTGGGGGGAAGCGGCATGACCTACGAGACATTGTCGCCCTACGAGCAGTGGATGGTGCGTAGCAATCTGGAGACGATTCGCTCCACGGGGGTGGCCGCTGCCGAGCAGGCCGCGCTCCTGCGGGCGAACGGCTATCCCCGCATCGCGGAAGCGGTCGCGGAAGCTCGCGGGGTGACGGCATGACGGCCGAGCCCGACATCGTGGCGGTGGAGATTGCCGCTCGTCGCGGGATCACCGTGGAGCAGGCCGAGACCCTGGTCGAGGCTGCCAGAGATCTGTGGCGCGCCCTCGACGCTCTGGGTTTCGCGGACGCCTACGGCGGCTCAGAGTTCGACCGGATATTCCCGGAGACCATCGACGCGATCCACAAGCTCGCCAACCCGCTGGCGCACGGGACAACGGACTAGAGGAGGCCAAGGCGCATGGACATCAACGACATCACGATCGGCCAGATGGTCGCGCTCCCGACAGGCGAGCACGGCCGTGTGACCAGCATCGACCACGACGAGAACGTGGTCTGGGTGGAGGTTGCCACCGCAACCGGCATCGACGCCATCGACATGGACCCCAGCGAGCTGGAGCCCCGGTCATGAAGATCAACGTCCCAGGACGCGTGATCGAGTTCTCTCGCGGCGGCGAAGCCTGGCTCGCGTACCAGCGCGAGCCGCGAGGCAACCCCCGCGAGAGCGAGTACGACGCAGGCGAGTGGGAGTTCTTTCGCGCCTGCGAGGGACCCAGGCGCTACGCCAAGGGCGGGTACTGGGTCAGCGTCGAGCTGAGCGCCGAGGGGCGCGCAGCGGCTCGCTACTGGGCCGAGACGCTGGCGAGCGCCGCCGAGGGTGACGCCCAGTGGGGCGACCAGGACGCGCGGAGTGACCTGCGCGCCGCCCAGCGGCTACTGAAGCGGCTCGACAAGGCTGCCCAATCGACCGAGGAGACAGCATGATGGATACCAAGCGAGTGTTCCCCGAGACACGGATCACCGACGACGACGTGTTCGTCGTCATGGCGATCGACAAGGAGCCCGAGCCTGGCGAGCGGCCCGCGAAGTGGGTCAAGCTCACCGGCACGTGGGAGGAGTGCGACGGCTACATCGACCGTAACCAGTCGCCGGACAACCCCGAGCGATACGAGCTTCACGTCAAGGTGGAGGGATGACCGTGGCGACCGATACGCCGAAGGTCTGGATCGCCGACCTGGCGGCCTACAACAACGGCAAGCTGCACGGCCGCTGGGTCGACGCGACCGACGCCGACGAGCTGAACGAGGCCAAGGACGAGATCCTCGCCTCCAGCCCCGAGCCACATGCCGAGGAGTGGGCGATCCACGACTATGACGGCTTCGGCGACCTGACCTACAAGCTGGGCGAGTACGCCAGCTTTGAGCAGATCGCCAGGATCGGCGCGCTGATCGAAGAGTTCGGTGACGAGTTCATCGCGTTCGTCGAGGCGGTCGAGCCCGACCTGGACGACGTCGACGAGCGCAGCTTCCAGGAGGCCCGCCGCGGTGCCTGGGACAGCGAGGCCGACTGGGCCCGCGAGCGCGTCCAGAGCCTCGGCTACGAGGGCGTCCAGCCGGGCGAGTACGTGCCGAAGGAGCGCGGCGGGTGGGGCTACGGCAGCGACGGTGCGATCGACGTCATCGACCTGCTGCTGAACCACCTCGACCTGGACATGGTCGCGCGGGACTGCAGCGCCAATGGTGAGATCGACTTCGCCACGGTCAACGGCCAGCTCTACGCCTTCGACCCGGCCTGACCCGATGAAGTACGACGACACCGCCACCGATGTGCTGACCGAGCGCCCGACGTGCGACCTGTGCACGCAGCGCCCGGCGGCGATCGACGGCGCGACCCGCATGGGACCGTGGGCGTATATGTGCGTCCCGTGCTTTGAGACCTGCGGCGTTGGACTCGGCATGGGCCGGGGCCAGCGCCTACTGATCGACACCGAAGCAGCGAAAGGCGAGAACGACTGATGGCGAGAGTGACCTATGTGAAGGCGGCGAAGGGCCGCAAGGACGGGCGCGCACGGCGCTGCGACAAGTGCGGGACCGAGATCAAGCCGGGGGACTCATACCGTTGGTTCGCGAACCGGATCGGGCGCTCCAGCCAGCGCAAGAACTTCTGCGCGACCTGCCCGATCCGCGAATCGGACAAGACCACCAGCCCGCACCTCCAGACGATCTACGCCGGGCAGGAGGCTGCCGAGGATGCGCTCGCGGTGACTGACGGCGAGCTGACCCTGAGCGACATCGCGGAGGCCGTGCGCGGCTACGCCGAGTCCCTGCGCGAAGCATCCGAGAGCTACGGCGAGTCCGCCGACAACATGGAGGAAGGCTTCGGCCACGAGACCTACCAGTCGCAGGAGATCCGCGAGAAGGCCGAGGCGTGCGAGTCGGTTGCCGACGAGGTGGAGTCAATCGCCGACGAGATCGAGAACATGGACGATCCCGAGGCCGACGAGGACGAGTTCCTGGCCGACTACGAGGGCGAGACCGACGAGGACGACAAGCCGGTCGATGCCGACGAGTTCGCAGAGCACGTCCAGGCCAAGCGCGAGGAGCGCCGGGAGGCAGCGATGGACCGGGCCAACGAGGCGCTCGGGGAGATGCCCGGCTAGCACACGACGCGTGCTAAACTGAACACACAATCCGACCGAGGAGGTAGCAATGAGCAAGATTATGGGTGCCGATACCGTCGTCGCTCTCAACCGGGCAGCCGTCAGCAGGAAGTACAACCGCACGCTGAGCAGCCAGATGATCGAGCGGCTCGACGACAGCGGCGTCAACATCATCGTCACGCACCTGCTGCACGGCGACGGCGACTACGTCCGCACGCTGACGATGTTCAAGCTGGCCGACCGCGACGAGGCTGTCGAAGCCTGGTTCGACATCGGCCTGGAGGACTTCAACAAGCTGGCCGTGGTCGAGCGCCGGGACGGCGAGTACGTCGTCACGAAGGCGGCGGGGTGATGAAGGCCGCGATCGGAGATCGAGTGCACCACCGTGGCGGCATCTACTCCCTCACGCACGAGGGCGGCGGTTATTACTGGGGCACGGTCCTGGAGGTCGTCCCTCAGTCCGACGGGACCGACGAGCTGCGCGTCCAACGCGACGAGGCTCCGTTCTGGAGCAATGACCCCACCTGGTGGGCCAGCTACGCGGTCGACAGGGTCGTGACGTCGTGAGGATCTCCTACGAGAGCAAGCGCTTCAGCGCCGAGACGCTGGAGGCGATTCGCACGGCCAACCAGATCCTGGAGGAGTACGAGGCGCAGGGCTATGACCTGACGCTGCGCCAGCTCTTCTACCAGCACGTCGCCAGGGGCCTGATCCCCAACACCGAGCGCTCCTACAAGCGCCTGGGCTCGATCGTCAACGACGCGCGACTGGCGGGCGAGATCGACTGGAACCACATCGTCGACCGCACGCGCAACGTGCGCTCCACCCAGCACTGGCGCGACCCGGCGGACATCGTTGCGGCGACCGCGCGCAGCTACAAGGTCGACCTGTGGGAGGCCCAGGGCGACTACGTCGAGGTGTGGATCGAGAAGGACGCGCTCGTCGGCGTGATCCAGGGCGTCAGCCGCGAGCTGGACGTCCCCTACTTCTCCTGCCGCGGCTACACGTCGCAGAGCGAGATGTGGGCGGCGGGCCAGCGGCTGCTGGAGCAGGCGCTCAAGGGCAAGCGGATCACGATCCTGCACCTCGGCGACCATGACCCGTCGGGGATCGACATGACCCGCGACATCACCGACCGGCTGAGCCTATTTCTCGCCAGCGACTACGCATACGGCCGGGCCAGCGAGGATCCCGACTGGGACACCTACAGCGGCGAGAATCAGAACTTGTCGCTGCAGCAGTGGGCTCGCGAGGCGCTCGACCGCTTCACCGTCGACCGCATCGCGCTGAACATGGACCAGGTGCGCCAGTACAACCCGCCGCCCAACCCGGCGAAGGTCAGCGACTCGCGCGCGGCGGGCTACATCCGCGACTACGGCCACGAGAGCTGGGAGCTGGACGCGCTGCCGCCCGACGTCCTGTCCGGCCTGGTGCGCACCAACGTGGAGGCGCTGATCGACACCGACGTCTGGGACGCGGCGGTCGAGCGCGAGGAGGACGGCCAGCGGCTGCTGCGCCAGGCGTCGCAGCGCTGGGAGGAGATCGTCAAGAGCTTGAACGGAGACCAACCGACCGAGGAGAACGAATGAGCACCAGGATCCTGGTAGGCCACGAGCAGGGCGACCACGGCTATGCGCGCGAGATCGCCTGTCTGTTCGACAGCGTGACCGGCTGGGCGTTCGGCCCGGTCTTTCACAGGGGCGAGGACGGCGACGCGCCCGAGGACCGCGCGCAGGCGTTCGTGGACTGGCTGGCCGAGGGCGGTTTCGGTGATCCGCGCGGGATCCCGTCTGGTGAGCTGGAGCGGCTTTACGGGCGCTGGGCGGAGACAGTATGACCCGTGAAAAGTGGGTGATGATCTTCTTCGTCGTCGTGGCGTTCGGAGCAATGGCCGCGTACATGCACGGCTGGGCTCAGTGAACGCAGAGAGCGCATGATTGGTGCTACAGTTGGGTGCTCAGGTGACCACGTAAGGAGGGCGCACGGATGCCACAGGCAATCAAGCGAGCAGTCAGGGCGGCACAGGCCGCCGTCGAGGAAATCGACAGCACGATCGAGCAGATCGAGCAGGGGATCCGAGAGCAGCAGCAGCGCATCGGCGTCCTGCGCCAGGAGCGCGAGCGCTGGGCGACCGTCGCCAGCGAAGACCTGATCGACTCTCCCGAGACCGCCGCCGAGCGCGCGAGCGCCGGGCCCGCGGCGATCGCGGCCGTGACCGCGTACCTGCGCGAGATCGGCCGGGCCTACCAGTCAGACATCACCGAGGCGACCGGGCTCAATTCGGGCACCGTCACGCACGTGCTGCGGGTCCTGGGCGCGCGCCACCTGATCGTCGCGACGGGCAACAAGCGCCGCAACTCGGCCGAGTTCGAGTGGACCGACAACAGCCGGGAGCCGGTGACGGCATGAGCGAGATGCAGATCACCCTGTCGAACGGGACCACGCTCGGCTTCACGCAGGTGCTGACGCTCGCGCGCCTGCGCGAGGAGCACGGCATCGAGAAGACGCACTGGCACATGAACAACTGCGGATGCTGCGTCACGCTGCACGCGCCGGTCGGCAGCTACGTGATCAACTCGGACGGCGAGCCGGACTTTCACCCCGGCGTCCACTGCGGCTGCGGCGACCACGTGAGCGGCCAGACCACGTGAGCGCTGGCGACGGGGCTGCCAAGTTCAGGGAGGCCCAGCGCCTTGAGCAGATGATGATCAAGGCGTTCGGACCCGACTTCCGCGACCTGTCGATCGTGAGCCCAATGGGCACGTTTCACCTTGAGAGCGCGTTTGAGGAGTGCGGCCTGCAGGACCCGGCTGCGCCGCCGCCGTCGTCCGGTGCCTACGGCCTGTGGCAGTTCTGCAGCCACGAGGGTCGATGAGGCCCGCGCAGGCCGCCGCCGAGCGGGTGATCCAGGAGCAGGTCGACGAGATCGAGCGCCTGCGCAGCGCGCTTGAGCTGATCGACCGCGACGGCTGCGAGAACTACACCACCGGCCGCTGCTGGGAGCATGCGCGAGCGCGTGGCGCGCGCTACGGCGCGGACGCCTGGTGCAACGCGTGCGTGGCTGCTGATGCGCTGAAGGATCCTCGTTTGACCTGATCGGCCCGGGCGGGCTTACGCTCGGTAAGTGGGCGTGTGCGGGATCCTTGTGTGGAGGCCCGGAAGGGCCGCAGTAAGGTTCGCCGCATGGATCGCGAGGGCGGGCGTTGAGCGAGTACTACGAGCGCGTCGTCGTGCCGAACCCGAGCACGCCGCCGTGTCCCGCCGCTGCCCTGGTATCGGAGGCGGCTGGGGGCACCGGGTGCGTGTGTCGCATCACGCGCAACCTGATCGACAGCCGACGGAACCCATCGACACTGCAGAGCTTCTGCTTCAGCTCCGACGGCTACCGGCTGTGCCCTACGTGGCGCGCCGATCGCGAAGAGCTGTGGCGCAGCAAGACGATCCGCGACCTGCTCAATCGCCGGGGCGATCTCGTCTCGGGGCACCCGGAGGATCGCGAGCGCGAACAGGGCCTGGCGCTGGCGATCGAAGCGCAGGAGCGCGAGGCGTGGCTGCTGCAACGCGAACGCGAGCGCTAGCCGCCGACGTCTACTTGACCGACGAGGTCACGCTGCTGTACGTGCTGGACGTGGGCAAGGACGGCACGGCGACGGTCGAAGACATTCGTTCGCGCGAGGTCTACAAGATGCAGGCGTCGGCGCTGGCCAAGTGGCGCGTAGTGGTGGCCGATGGCTGACGGTTGGCTTCCTCGCATCCAGGAGGCGATTGAGCAGCGATCCGGCAAGAAGGTTGTCGACTCAAGCTACGTCGAGCTGCTGGAGGCCAGCGACGTCGAGCGCCGGGCCATGCAGAAGGAGCTGGATCTCCTCGGCTGGTACGTGCTCGACTACATCTCGGGCTCGCCCCAGGAGGTCAAGCCGACCGAGCGCCGCCGGATGGCAGCGCAGGCGCGCATGGTGTGGGTCCAGGACCCGGTCGCCGGGGCCAACGTCGAGCTGAGCTGCAACTTCATCTTCGGCCGTGGCGTGCCCAAGCCCAAGGCCGCCGACGAGAAGGTCCAGGAGGTCATCGACGAGGCCTGGGACGACCCGGACAACAAGGCGGTGCTGACGACCTACCCCGCGCAGGTCGCGCTGTGCGTCGACCTGATGCTGCAGTCGAACCTGTTCCTGCTGTTCTTCGAGGGCGACGACGGCAAGATCAAGCTCGGGCTGCTCGACCACGACTCCGTCGAGGACGCCGTGCGCGACTCCAACAACCGCCTGCGCGTCCTGTACTACGTCGCCCGCCGCCGCGACTACGCCTGGGACTACGACAACGACCGGCCGTCGATCAAGGCCCTGATGAGCCAGCAGGAGCCCGGCAAGGTGCGCGTCATGTACTACCAGGCGCTCGCCGCGACCGACTCCGAGACCGGCGAGCTGGACTCCCAGGATGACCCGGCCCCGACCGAGAAGCTAGGCGAGGGGCTCGTCTACCACATCGCGATCAACCGCGGCTCAGAACAGGTGTTCGGCGTCCCGGCGATGCGCCGGATCGTCAAGTGGATGGCGGCGCTCAACGACTTCATGGCCGCGCGCGTCGACATGACCCA